GTTCATCTAATTTTGCTACGTCTTCGTATGGTTCAAATCTTAGTTTTATTCTTCCATCTGAATTTCTTGGATTAAAATATTGAACCCAACCGTGAACTATTCCAGTTCCAGTACATACAGGACATTGTGGATCTGGATTTTCATTATACATAAAAACACAATAACAAACAATTCCTGTTATTTGTCTTTGCAATAATACACAATTTAATCCAGTCTCTCTCAATAACATCTCTTGTCTTTGTGTGTTTCTATCTTGCATTGAAACACCCCTTAGAACTCTTCCAACGCCCGTTTCATCATCTTGGCAATACATTTCGCCACCTTGATACGATCCAATACAAGTGCCCTCTAAAAGCATTCCTGGGTCTTGTCTATGATATCCTGCATAATCATAAGCTGGAAAGTTTTCATTTTCATTATCTGAATTGGATAAATCTAAATTAAAATTATCTTTTGTTATTTGTCTATATCCATCTTTATTATTTGGATATTTTTTATAATCATATCTTATTTCACAAACAGAATGTTTATCCCAATTTTGTTCATCTTGTCCTACATAATAACTTGCACCTTGTCTATAAAATAACCACTGAATTGTTGTATCTGTTCCATCTACATTATGAGGTCTAATAACTGTATTATTATAACCTCTTCCAGAAGAATATATCAAAGTCCAAGTTAAATTTGTTTCTGGTTCTGGAAAAATTGCGTTTGGATTTGTGTATCCTATTTTTCCATTTATAACATAAGTTAAATTATTATCTGGAGATATTGCTGCTGGATTTATATATTTTATTCCACCAGATTGAATATCAGTTATTGTAAAAGTTCCATTATTGCCAGCATTTATTGAATTAGAAATGGTTATTTGTTGACCAATTATTAAATTTGAATAATTTAAATTTACAGATGCAAATGTAACTTTATTTGTTGCACTATCAAATCCATATATCGTTCCATCATTTATTGGAGATGTTTGTGGATAAACATTAGATACTATAAATTCACCATTATTACTTGAATTTGTAGCATTAGAAATAACTATCATACTTTGACTTGGATTTACTTGGCTATAATCAATATTAGATCCTGTAAATATAACTTCTTGTGTTCCTGGAATATATTCAATGATTTTTCCGCCAGTATTATTTATTGATGAACTTCCACAAATTAAAGCGCTGCTGGTTTTAGAAGTATATTGAATTAATTCTGAACCTAATAAAATTACACCAGAATTTGGAAATTCAGAAGTATCCATCAATGGAATTGTAGTATCTATTATTCCAATATTTGAAGATAATAATGACATTGGTAAAGAATATAAATTTGGTTGAACTTCAACTAAATTATTAAAATTAAAGTTATTATTATATTCATAAGCTCTAATAGCAAAATACATCAAATCACCAGCATTAAATCCGGATAAAGTTATATTTGTATTCTGACCATTATAAAAATATTTTATACCCTCAAAATATAAATTTTCTAATTTATTTGAAAAATAAATAGTGTATGCTACTTTATTAGTCGATATGCTTGGATAAGCTGTGAACCATTCTAAATATACTGAAGTTCCATCACCGATAGAATTTGCAAATTTTAGACCTGAGAATTCATAAATATAGTATGCCATTACTAAATATGCATTTATATTGAGGTTTAAATGTCGTCTAATATTCCAAATAATCCCTTACCCTTTGCCAATGTGCAAGAAGATAATGAATGGATATTTAAGAGAAATATTATAAGCTGGTATGTTCCACAAGTCGGCGTAATTAAAATGTACATAAATCCTCAAAACCTTAGTTTTCGTGATTCTAAAATTTTACAAGAAGAAAGAACCAAGGGTGGTTTTAGCGTTTCTTATTTCGGAGAAAATATAACTGGTATTTCTATTTCTGGTCATACAGGAACTTCTGGTATAGAAGGTATAAATATTCTTTATGAGATTTATAGAGCAGAGCAATATTTGTTTGATCAAAATGCAGTTTTAATTAATTCTGTAAATAATCAAACACCAACATCAACAATTACTTCATATATTGGACAACAGCTTGGTGGAACTTCTGGCGCAGATGTTGCAAACATTATTAATAATGTTTCTGGAATAAATGATCCAATGAATATGACACAATTAAACCCAAGAAATATGACAACGCTTGCAGATATTGCATTTGGAATTGAAATGTATTATTCTGGATGGGTGTATAGAGGATATTTTAAAGATTTTACTCTTACTGAACGTGCTGATAATTTTTTAACAGATTATTCAATGAATTTTATGGCTACGTCTAGAAGAGGATATAGAACTAATACACACGCTTTCCAAAGATCACCAGAAGGTCCATCAAATTATGATTCTGTTCATTCTTATGATCCTAATTATACAATAAATGGAAATACTTTCATAGGTAATATTAATAGTCGATAGGTTTATAATGGGTTTTATTAAAGATTTAGATTCAATTAATGCAATGGTTGATGGTTTTACTCAACAATTGTCAGGTACAAGTTCAAGTATAACTGGCGATTTTGAATTAGTAACATCTTATCCTCAAAATAAATATAATGAAAAGGGATTTTATACAAAATCTACTTTTACAGATATGGCTGTTAATGATTTTAAAACTTTATGGAAATCTCCAGATGCAACTATCTTAGTAAAAAAGAGAATGTTTTCTTCTTTGGGAGATTATAATAATCCAGAGTATTTAGATACTGATGAAAAAATATTTTTAAATGCAAGTAAAAGATTATTTTCAAATAAATGTAAACAAATTGCTGCTATGGAGCAATTAACAAAAATAAGTAGCATAACTCAAAACACTGGAAGATTTTTTGATATGTTTTTGCCAGTTGTTATTGCTTCGGTAGATAACTTGTTTGATGGTGTTAGTGCTGTTGACCCAAACTCTCCATTATTAGCAAGTTTGACACAAACAAAACAATATGTAGATAAATTAAAAGAAGTTTTATTTTTTAATACTTCAAATCCATATACTACTTGGATTAGTGATAATGCAAGTATGTCTTCAACACTTATAAATCAGGCTTTCTCAAAAGAGACTGGTGTAATGGAGTTGACGAATTTCAAAAGTTTCTCAACTATGACATCTATTATTATGGAACAGGGAAATGCAAGCGTTCAATTCTCAAACCCATATGATTTTGCAACTATTTATCAAGAAGATATAGAACTAGCTTTATCCGATGTAATTAATTCAACAGCTGGATTAAATCCATTAAATGATCCTACCTTTAATTTTACATTACAACAAAATTTAGGTACGGCTCAAATGTTAATTGGTCAATTAAATACAGCAAGACGACAAAGAAAAGCATCCACAATAACATTTAATCAATATCCAAATTCAAAAACAAATAAAATCATTGCAATATTGGATACTACTAATCAACAAATATATTTTACTTTTAATAGTTCTTCAATTATATTAGATAGTCTTGGTAATGTTGTTGTTGATCCAAGATTTGTACAATCAACAAATGATGTAAATGATGCTTTGAATGCTTATGAGTTAAGTTTATTTGTTTCTATAATTAAAAATTTAAATAATTATATTACAATTTATAATAACTTACAAACAAATAAAGTAGCTTCTAACAAAGAAAATAATTATGTAAGAAGAAAGCTAAACTTTAATTTTCTTGGTAAACATATAGTTCAACCTAATGATATTGTTTATATTTATATAAATTCAAGACAAAAATATGATACTTATATTTCTAATAGCATACAAAATACTTTAGATATAACAAATATTACAAGTAATTTACAACAAGATGTTAATAATCTAAGAGATACTTTCAATGGTATATTTAATACCAATGCAGCTTTAAATGTTCAATTAGAAAAAGAAATATATGCCACTCCAGATTTTCCAAGTTATCTTTGGATGATGTTTAGAAATTATTTCGTTCAAGATCGTGCTGGTACTGCTGTTTTCGTTGGGCTTGCAGAATCTCCAAAGTCTGGTTTTTCTAATGGGTTTTATTCTTTTGATTTTTCAGTATCCAGTCAAAGAAAATATTTTGAAATGTCTACTGTAATTTTGAAGCCAGGAGTTTCTACAGATAATGGAACCATTTTAGATCCTTTGACTCCTTATGAAACAAAATTTGATCAAACATTTACTAATTATGGAAATAATCAACCAACTCTTTTAAAAGATAATATTAATAGACTTGGTACAGGTATATTGAAATATAAAGCTGGTCCATTACACGGCACACCTGCAACATATACTAATTTAGTTTCTGATGTTAGCGATCATCCAGTTACAGATACTTCTTTTATTACTAATCAATCAACTAATAATAAACTTCTTTATGGTCCAGATGGATTAGTTTATAAATGGAAAGAAGGAGTTGGTATTGTTGTTCAGTATGATAATAATGATATTCAAAGCGATCCAACAAGAGTTGGTAGCCCTTCTATTTTTCAAGATCCTTTTGCAAATCAAGAACCATTGAATTGTATATCTTTATTAGTTACTGGGAAACCATATAATTATTTAACTTATTTCCAAGCATCTTTAGATGGCGCATTAAATAAACAAAGTGCATACTTTGATTATCTACAAACAAATTTAACAAGAAGAAATGCTGTATGGGGAAACTTTCAACCATATAAGAATGTAGTTCTTAATGAAGAACAAACTAAAACATTAGTATTACAACAGCTTACAATAAAAGATCAAACTAATAAAATTAATGGATATCTTAAACAACTTGGTGATTTACAAACATTAGCCGCTATTGGTAATAAAACATCTCAAACATCATTTGCTGCAAGTTTAATTCCAAGCCCTGGTCAAATTGATACTGATATAAAAAATATTATAGAAAAAATACAACAAAATGTTAATGACATATCAGGTGAGCAATCTGCTTATAATAATGATACCACTGGTCTTAGTGGTAATATAATAACTTCTGGTAACGATGTGTCTGCTAAAGTTCCAGATAATAATAAAGATTTGGCAAAACAATTAAGACGTAAAATAAATGAATTTACTCGTAGATTAAGCTGGAAAGTTCGAGCAAATGAAGATAATAATTTATTTATAGTAGATGATGTGTTTGATAAAGATTCTGATATTGATATTTTTTATAAAGATTTGGCTGGTAATCTTCAATTATATTCAAATACACAAGAAAAAGTATTATCTAAAATTAAACAAGTAGTTGAGATTTTAAATATAGAATTTTTCTTTGATTCTCAGGGTCATATAAGAGTTAGAACTCCACAATATAATCGTATGCCAAGTTCTGTTTTTAATAAAATGATAAAAACAAAACAAGATACTGGTATATCTATGTTTCCTCAATTTATTGATGATATGATAAAAAATCAAGTTAAATATTTAATTGATTCAATTGAAGTTGAAGAAGATTATGTAAGAATATTGGGATGCCTTGCAGGTAAAACTACTGATGAAGATATTAGACAATGGTTAAATTTTAATTATTCTACATTGTTTTTATCAACCGAACCAACTCCACAAAATAATTATTCAAGTACAATAATATCATTTGCAAATGTTCTTGATGATGTGGCAGACCCTTCATCTTCTATACAAATAAATAATTTAGATACATTGTCTAAATCCAATCCAATAACATTAAATAGTAAAATTGATGCTATTAAAAACTTTTTTGATAAAAGTAATAATAAAAATTTAGTAGCACAAGGGCAATCTACTGATTCTGCTATTAGTTTAAATAATCAAAAAATAAACTCTTTACAACAGAATATATTAACTAAAACAGGTCAACAATTTCAAGTTGGTGATTATATTTCAAATCAAAGTGCAAATGTTTTTGCCATTGCTGCTAACAATTCAATAAATATAATAAAAATATTAGAAGACGTTTCAACACATCTTGCAAATAGACAAAATTACGCAAAACAATTATCTTCAGCAATAAAGAATTATCAAGATAGTAAGTCTATTGATACTGATACTAATATGCAAGCTAAGGTTATGTATCAAAAAACAAATAATGCAGACATTCCACCTATGTTTGAAAATATTATTGAAGATGAAAATTATGATGATCTTGGTCCAAATTCTGGAATGAGATATGTAATAAAAAATGAACATATAAAATCATTATATATAAATGAAAATGAACCAAGAACTAATTTTATAGTAGTTACTGGTAGTGTAAGTAATTATGAGTCTCTAAGTAAATTTGATAGTGGTAATTATCTATTTGGAAGTGGAAGCAATGGATTGATTTCTGCTGAAGCTATTGATTATGACCTTTGGAGATTATATGGATTAAAGGACGCTATGACTGTTCAGGCACCATATTTTCACGATGTAAAAAATCAATGTGCTCCATATGCAGCAATGCTTTTAAATAGACAAAAGAGAAATATATTACAAGGTAATTGTACATTAGCTGGTAATGAATTTATGCAAGCCGGTGAAGTATATTATGTTGAACCAAAAAATATGTTATTTTATGTTGAAAGTGTGTCACATCATTATTCGTGGAATTCATTTAATACAAGTCTTAATTTAAGTTATGGACATTTACCAGGTGAATATATTCCAAATCCTTATGATATAATTGGTAAAGTTTTATATAATAATAGGTATGATAATAGTCTAACTAATTTTAGAGAAACTTCAAATAGACAAGAAGTAGCTCTTGGAGCATATCCAAATATTTTTGATTTGGGAAAATTTGCTTATATACCTTTCTCTGAATATAATAAAAACTTAGAAAAGATTATAAATAATATATTACAACAATCTGCTTTATTTGCATATAGAAGTAATTTTGGAGATTCTAATACTGCAATAGTTCCAAAGGTAAAATTAAGATATTATACAAATTCTAATTTGTTTCCAACGTCTTATAGTCCTGCAGATGCCGCTACTGAAATAGCAAATATTCTAACTGGTAAAACTTCCAAGATAAAACTTCAAGAAACTCCTAAAATAATTTTACAACCTGATTCTGTTATAATTGAACCAGTTGATTTGAATGATAAAAATAATCCAAAATCTCCATCTAAATTTGCTATGAATTTAGCAGATAATTTAAAAAATAATATAAATCAAAGCTTTCAACAAAAAACTACTACACAAACTAATCAATCATTAATTTCTCAAAATGCAAAAGATAATGCAAAAGATAATCACTCAAATGATATTGATGCATCTATGGCACAAGGTAGTCAAGCCAATGAAACAAATCAAATAGAATTATCTTTATTAAGATATGTTATTGATATATTTATTGAATTTGTTCAAACAGATAAAGATGCTTTATTAGCAAAACAAAATAAACAACAGGTTGATGCGGCAAATGCTGCTGGTATGGGTGCTGCAAATGCAAGTAATCAAGCCAATGAACAAGGTTCTGAAAATGCGGCTGCACAAGCTCATTATCAAAGTATGATTAATGCTCAAAATAAAGGAGTAAGCTAATGACTTCATTACCATTTCATCAAAATTATGGTTTGATTAGAAAAGGTGTTGTTGATAGTTATGATCAAAACACTAATAAGATGACTGTCATTCTTCAAAACAATTCAACATCTTTAAATGCATCTTTTAAATCACAAACAATTGTTACCGTTCCATTTACAATAGCTTATAATAATGGTTTGTTTATTGGTGCAAAACCAGTTAAAGGAACTCCAGTAGCAGTAGTTCAAGGTGAAGGTAATGAAGGTTATTTTATAAGCTTTTTGCCACAAGGCAATAGCTTTAATAATTTTCCTACTTTAGATGACAATGAAATAGTAATAAGCTCTACTAAAAAAGCCTATATAAAATTAAATACTGATGATGAAATACTTCTTGGAAATACTAATGATCGTATAAAATTATCAACACCAAATAAACAAATTGATACCTATCTATCTTCAACAATAGATAATGAATATAAATTTGGTCAAAATAATCAAATAATATCTGGATTGGTTAGAAGAGAATATAAGGAAAGTTTTAATTATGTAGATTCTTCTAAATTAAAAAATGATAATTATATTAGTGAAATGAAAATAATTGGAATGGATTATTCTGCACCAATTAATATTGCAAATAATATAAATAAGAATCCTCCATTTGTAGAAAATAGAATTATAGCTTACGAGTTCGCATTAGATGCTAATATTCAAAATGATTTAGACGAAAAAAATATATATTTAAAGAATAATCCTGCTAATATAAATAAAGATAATAAGCACAATGATAGAAGAAACTCTAGAGCAAATACTTTAAATCTAAATAAATATAATCCAAATTCATTAATTGAAATTATACAAGGAACAGTTATAGATATATTTGGTAATTTATTAGATATAAATAGAAACAAAATAATATTATCAAACCCATTATCAAGTCAAGCTAACAATGCAGATAACTTTGTTTTAATAAAAGAACAAGAAAGAAAGACATTAGCTTATCATTTTGAAACAAATGCAAGAAAAGATTTTACTAATATTGCTGATTATACTTCTAATTATGATTTTGGAAAACATAGAAGTAATTTTTCTATTGATATTGATAAAGAAGGATTATTTAAATTAAATATACCTGCAAGTTCTGAAAAAGGAAATATACCTTTATTAGCAAGATATATAAATTCATCCGCGCTCACGGATGAACCATCTGGACTAATCTTTACAAAAGATGGTATAGATATTCAATTAGATAGTTTTGCGGCAGGAAGTTCTGATAGAAGGAATCAAATTGCTGGAACAAAAATAGATGAATCTGGTGTAATTTCTATAATAGATGGAACTAATATTCCAACTCCAGTAGATAGGATTAACTCTAATCATATTAAATATGGAACAGCATATCACGATATAACTGATACTTGTTATACTGCTCAATCATCTGTTTATTTAGATTATCTTAATGTTAGTAATTCAGCAATTGTAATAAATACAAATCCTACAACAACTATATCTAATGGTTTATCTGGTATATCTCAAATATCAAATGTTATTTCTCCAACAATAACTTATGGAGTTGATTCTGGAGGAAGGTCTGGAGCAATAAATAGTGATGGTTCTATAGATATAAACGTTGGTGCAAATACTGTTGATAAACAATCTATTTTATTAGATACTCAAGGTTCTATAATAGGAAATATAGGTCGTGATAAAAGAAATATCAGCACCAGCCTTAGTCTTGACGGAGCTTTATTGCTAACTGTAGGTGGAGGAAAAGTAAGTGGAGATCCCAGATTTACAGAAGCTTTTGTTGGTGGCGTAGTTGAAATAAGAACTATAAATTCAGGTGGTCAAGTTCATATAATAAGAATAGATGATATGGGAGTTACTATTGCAACTCCTGGTGATATGAATTTTCACGCTGGACACGATATGAACTTAACAGCAGATGGAAATATAAATGTTCAATGTGAAACACTTACACTTCAAGATCGTATGGTACTAAAAGAATTTGGTAATTCTATATAATTATTTTAATGTTGCTATTACTGAATCATACCAATCTTCAACTTGTGATTTGAATGGATTCATCCAGAAATAATTTGCGCTTACAAACTGTGTTACTATAAAATCTTTGAAATCATTTTCCATATAATCCATATCTTGTGTAACTTGATATGTTAATTGAATACTAACTGTATATGCTTCCATTTCAAATTTACTTCTATATGTAAAAATAGAAGGAAGAATAATGGTGTACATCAAAGCAAATAAAATCATTCCATATTTTACTCTTTGTCCCATATGCACAGCTTCGTGTGATAATATAATTGCTCTTTGTGAATCGTCCCAAGATTCCCAAGTATTTGGCACATATACTGTATAACCAAGAGTAGTAACAAAATTTTGCATAAAAGTATTCATTTGACCAAATGTAATAATAATTAATAATATATTAATTATTTTCATTAATAATGAATCTTGTTTGTTTATTATACTAAATCCTGGATACTTTGCTTTAATTTGTGCTATAACATCTGCTGAATTCATTTTGGCTCCATTAATTGTAAATATGAATCATAGGTATATTTATGCAACATTAATAAATTATTTTCTAAATCAGTATAGGCTTCTGAAAGGCTTGGTCTTGTTATTGGTGTTCCAGTTATACTTTTAATATAATTATTTGCATAATTATAACAAGTATCATCTAAGAATCCTAATAGGTTTTCTTTTTTCATTAGATGCATTGCTGCTAATATCAAGAATATATCTAATAATCCTAACCCACTAACTTGACCAGTAATTATTTCAATATTTTTCAATGCTGCTTCTGCATTAGATAGTTCTTCTTTTCTTTCTGCTAAAGCTTTATCTAAAGATTCTTTAGTTGAAGAAATAAATCCTGAAGTTTGATCTGGAGAAAAAACATTATAAAATGTACTTAAAGCATAATCATTTGGACTAACTTTATTATTAGTATTAAAATTACTTAACATTTTTACTATAGCATCTGCTTGTTGTAAAACTAATATTTCTTTATCTTTTGTCATTAATACATTTTCAGTTGTATAATATATATCTGTTGATTTTACTCCATATTCTGGACCGCCACCATTACAAGTTGGCATCCAAAAATATTCATCTAATATCTTCTTAATAATTTTTTTATTATCAACTAATATATTTAATATTTGAATTATTGAAGTTAAAAACTTATCAATTTTTATTTTATCTAAATCGTTATATGGAGAATTTTGAGTCCCATTTATTTGATTATATAAATCTAATATAGAAGAATCTTTTACAGATAGATATGTATTATTTTGAACTGTTTGTAAATTTTTACTAAGATAACTAGAATTCGCAGCTGTTGCAAATTGTGTATTTTCTAATGCCATATTTACAGAAAATCTATCTTTTATTATTTTTTCTAATAATGGTCTTTTAAGATTATTGTCATTATAGGTATTATTTTGTGAAAATGGAACAGTTGTTGTTCTTAAAGATGGTCTTGTTGTTAACCATATTCTTCCATCTGTAATTAATGGATAATTAAAATAATACGAATCAGACTGTTGTTTTCCATAATTTCCATAAATATCTGTATATTTATCTGCATTTGTTATTTGGTATAAATTATACTTATAATCTAATATATTATTAAAAACATTACTTACAATTGAAGATCCAGAAAGTTTACCATAATAAGAATTTATATTTAAAAAATTATCTGATTGTGCCAATTGTAATAAAAATAAATTCATTACAATTGGGCTTGTTTGTTGTGTAAAATTTTCTTTTATTGTATTATTATAATATGTTTCTCTAAATTCAAAAAATCTATTTTGTGCAGCTGTCTGGCTAGATATTACTTGTAGTTTAAATTTTAAACTATCTTGTATGGCTTGGGTATCACCATCATAACCAGGATTGAAAAATGTTCCATTGCTTCCTATTACTGGAAAACCTATTGTTCTACAAAATGCAGAGAATCTACTTTCATTATAATCTGTTGGATTTGAAGGGACAGTAAGTTTTGAATATAAATCAGCTATATCTAAGTTTTTTACAGCAGCTGCAATATTTGTTTGATTATCTTTAGCAGCGATATTTACTAAGCTCCTCATATTATCTATAGGGACTATGAGTGAAGAATATAGCTCGTTAATATCTATTTTAACATTATCTATACTATCATTATTAGTATCGCCAGTTGTTTGGGTTGGTGTTGAATTTGAAGTTGTCATAATTCCTTACTATGATAGTGTGTCTTCTGCTGTTCTTCTTGGATGTTGTTCTTTTTCTACATTTGTGATAAATTCATAGTTTTGAATATTTTCAGCAATTGTTGGAGCTTCACCTGTTGGTGATGGAGTAATAGTTGCAAATGTAACATTGTCATATGCTATTTTAATATTTCCCTCTCCACCAGTTAGTGAGCTTAAATCTGCTATAAAATTTGGGCTTAAATATGTAATACTTGAATGTTCACCAAAAGTATTATATATTTTTAATTTAGAAATTATACTATTAGATACTTCAGTTGGTAAATTAGTTGCAACCGAATTTCCATTTGAATCATTTAATATAATTGTTACAATTATATTGTATCCTGTCCATTGAACGTCTGGTGTCAAAGTAAAATAAGATTTATATCTATCTACAGAGAAACCATTTATCATAGCATTTACTACATCTGATCTTAAATTATTTAATGTATTTGTTACATTTGTATTAAATGTATTTAGATTATCTGTATTTAAATTAGAAGCTAAAGTGTCTATTTCATTTGCTAATATGTTTTGATAAGATAATAGATCTGGAATAACTGGTGGTGTTGGTATATTTACTTGTGCTGCTGCTGCATTTTTTGCTGGTTGCATTGCTGGAAGACAACCAGCAGCTATAATTGATTGCCCAAATAAAACTTCATAGCCTGGAGTAAGAGTATATGAAAATGAATTAAATACTACTTCATCTGCTGATGATGCTATTGTTGTTGGTTGTATATAAATGAAATTTTCTAATGTAGCTTGACCAGAAGATGTTGCTGATTCTAATACTGTTGTTCCATCATCTTCATATCCTAAACCACCAGCTATTTGCAACATTCCATTGTCAAAATTAGTATGACTACCATCCCAATTTACTATATAATTTACTGCATATGTTTGAACTATACATTGTTTAAATCTTATATATCTTGCTGTTCCAGTTCTACCAAAAATATTTGGATCATAATATAATCTTATATCCATAGTATATGGTGCTTGAATAACAGGTGTAGTAGCTGAATATAAATTAGATGTTGGAAAAAATATATGTTGCCCATTTGACATATTTATAAATCTATATGGATCGTGTTGTGATACATCATAAACTTGATACATATGATTTCTTATATTATTTGTTAGACTTCCATAACCAGGAATATAAATAGAACTTACGTTTGAACTTTGTACATCATTAAAATATTTTAATGCACCAGTTCCAGATATTCCTCCTGCTTGTAAAAATGCAGGACAAACATCTTCTGTACAACAAGAGCTTCCGCTTTGACATGGAACTTTCAAACCAAAATTTATTAGATCTTCAATAATTTGGACTATTGAAGCTAACATACTAAATGCTACAAGAAAGTTTTGAAAACTGCATAATAGAAAAGTTAATTTTTTAGAAATATTTGCAATCGCTTGAGTATCATTTTTTTCTACAGCTCTTGCAAACATTTTTAGATTTTTATCAATAGCATTTACTAATTTTGTAAGATTGCCCAAAATATAATCAACTAATGCTAAAATTATTTTCAAAATATCTAACATTGTTGCAATCATAGATGTTGCTGGATATAGTGCTAAAAATTCTGGTAAATATTCATTAAATAATTTATTTATTGCAGAGAATAAAGTAAATGGATTTATTAAAGCACAAATAACTTCTAATATTCCTTCTAGAAGTTTCATTACTACTACCAACATTTTAAATGAAGATAGGAATGGAGCAGATTGCTCCATTAAAGAATAAATTGCATCCGATAAATCTTTTGAGAATGAGGGAGAAAGATTTGGATATTGTTTTGTTAAAGGTAATTGTAAAGAAATTTTTTGAATTAAACTATTTAAATCTTCTGGTTGCCCTGACGGTGGTTGTAAAGAATTTGGAGGTTGTTGAATACTTATTGGTACGCCAAATCCGGGAATATTTGGTAAAGATGTTGATGCACCTTCGGTTACATTTATATCTCTTGTAGAACAACTCATATTATCCTATATATCATATCGTTTCAAAATACGGTTTTAATCGTATATATAAGAGGAATTAATGAGTTTCGACCTTCGACTAAAAGATTTTAATATTAGCCTTGTTAATGGGGATCTTTTATTAGCTCAAGGAACAGAAAAGCTAATGCAAGATATTTTAAAAATATTGTTTACAAAAATTGGTGGTAATCCTTTAGTTAGCTGGTATGGAAGTTATTTAACACAATCTGTTATTGGTTCTGCTGAAATTGACCCACTTATAATAAAAAGCATAGCTCAAACACAAATAAATAATAGTTTAATGATGTTAAAAAAATTACAAGATCAACAATTATTATCTTATCAAAACGTTCTTCCTGCAGAACAAATAGCAGGAATTAAATCAGTAAGTGTCAAACAAGATCCTAATGATCCTCGAGGTTTTATAATATTCGTTAGTGTATTATCAAAAGATTTGCAAACCGTTTCTACAAATTTTACTATCGGTTAGGAAAATAATGGCTGTTATTAAAGATTTAAATACTATAATTCAAAATCACATTGATTTCTTAAGAGCAAATCAACCAGATGCAGATGTAAAATCTGGAACTGTAATTAGAGATTTGTTTGTTGATTTACCATCTACTCAGCTCGCATTTTTATATACTCAATTAGGAACTTTAAGTGGTAAATATTCTGTAAAAAATTATTTTGGAACAGATTTAGATAACTATGTACAACCATATGGAATAATTAGAAAACAAGCACAGCCTTCTACTGGAACTGCTATTTTTACATTCGCATCTATACCTTCTCCTATTTTATTAAAATCTGGTTCTACAGTCACTGCAGCTAATGGCATTTCATTTTCAATTTCTTCAACAATATATGTAGATTCAAGTAATCTTAATACATATAAAGCTATTGCTCAAAAATATGCAAATGATTTATCTTATTTAGGAATAACAGATCAATATGCAGTAGAAGTTAATCTTACTGCAAATATTGCTGGAACAGTTGGTAGTATTGCTAAATATTCTTTACAATCTGTTAGTATTGTTGGTGTTAGTAACGTCTTTAACACAGCTCCATTTACTGGTGAAGATTCAGAATCAGATACTGATTTACAAAATAGATTTTTATCATCTCAAACATCAATAGCTGGAACAAATACTGGTTTATTTAATACTGTATTGTCTGTTAATTATATTAGTGATGCTTATATAGTTGAAGCTGGTAATCCATTAATGACAAGAGACGGAACTGTTGTTGATTCTTCTGGCAATATTGTATCGGAAGGAACTGGTGGAAAAACAGACGTAATATGTCTTGGAATTCAAAGCCAACAAGGTTTAGATACATATATTTATAAAGATAAAAGTAATATTGGTGATCCAACAGATTCAAGAAATAATTATGTATTAGGTCAAATTCCTGGAGATATAAATAAAACTATAACTGCAAAGCGTCGTGATGACTTAGCAACAGGAATTTTACCAAATCAACCAGTTCAAAATATATTACAAGTATCTGGATCTTCATCTGGTGCAAATTATGTTGAGCAAACAATCGATGAATATGGTAGAAAATCTGGCAATTATAAATTAATAAAAGATACAGGAGATTTTGCTGGAAGTCCTTGGGGTTATGATACTTTTGCTTGGACATCAAATTATGTAAATATAGATGAAGATCATAGCAAAGGTAATTATAATGGTCAGGATGCATTGAATTACACTGATGTAATAGATATACCTAATATTACTCAAACAATATCAATATCAAGTGAAAATAGTAATGTTCTAACAGATAACTCACAAATACAATTATTACACTATCCAGTTTCTGCAGTAAGTCGTGTTCAAAATGCTACTACTGGTGAAAGATATACAATCATAAGCCTTAATTTAGATCCAAATCAAGATAATCTTAATGTTACTGGTGTAATACAAATTTCAGGCAATACGCTACCAGCACCTACTGATATTTTACAAGTTGATTATTCTTGGGTAACATCTTATGATCCAAATAATGATTATGATGGAAAATCAGATACAACAAATATAAGAAATGTTACTGATAGTATTGATTGGGGATATTCAAATCAAATAACAGAAAACATAGAGTTTGTTTATAATGCTACAACAGGAATAAATACTGGTTATGCTTCACATATAATTGATAGTTTATCATCTTTAAATCAATATACTACTTATAATGCAATAGTTTCTATTATTACCTCTGGTCAATATTTAGGAAGATATCAAATAAATTTACAAACATCATCTGAGCCAGATTTCCCAACATCAATTAAAATATTAAATACAAATATTGAAGTTTTCAATTTACCAAATAAAGATTATTTAGTTAGTTATAATTCAGGCATTTGGACAATAATTTTACCAAGCGATGTTAACCAATATTTATCAACAATTACTTCTGTAGTAATTTATACAAATAAGATTGATTTATCTTCTAATGCAAATATTTCTGGTAATCAAATAATGATTCCTTCACCTTCTAATACAAATGTTTTATTAGAAGCTAAATATTTCTGTAATTCTCAAAATATAATAACAACTAATCCTAATGGTTTAAATTCTTTAAGAAATGGAAATGGTTTAATAATAAATTATAGCCTTCCAGTTTCTACAATATTACAATCATCTCCTACAAGTTTATATAATAACATTATAAATAGAGAATTCCAGACTGTAAAATATGATGGAACTTATAAGTATATTAATTTCAATCCAACAACAACAAATTATAATATAGATGTAATATTTTCAATTGTAAGAAAATCAGATGGTAAAGATTTATATGATTCAACTCAAAATATATATGTTGATTCAAATGGATTATATAGAATAAATGTTTTATCTACTGCTGTTACTAATGATATTGTTTTAGTAAATTATACCGTAGTAAGCGAAACAACAATTCAACCTTTAACTGAAACGGTTAATGTAATATCTAAAAATATATATCCTATTACTGGAAGCGGATCTCCACAAATATTGGGATTAGTTAATACAATTGCTGAGACTGTTTCTGTTCAAATATTTAATGCAACATTAAATACTTTTATAAATGCTACTGGAACAATTTCTGCATCATTGTATAATAATATAGCTACAATAACTTTAACTTCTGCTATTAGCCTAACTACAAATTGTTATTATCAATTAATAATAACGTCTGCTACACATAATACAAATAATGGTACTTTTGAAATAGTAGGAATAGATAGTACAAATAAGATAGTAAGCTATAGATTACCAAATTTATCAAATATAACTAACAAAGAAATATTATTAGTAAACTGTACAACTGGATCTCTAATAAACTTTACAAGAACTATTGATTCAAACAATAATGATTCTATTAGTTTTACTCAACTAAATAATGTATTTGTTCAATTGTTTATAAATAATTTTAGACATCTAAGAAATTCAGCAATTCGTTATAAGTCTGTAATAAATGGTCCAACAAATCAATCTGGTGCAATATCAATTGCTGGTACTACTTTAACAAAATTTAATTATTCTATACCATTAGTGAAAACATTAAATACAAGCTCTACTTCAACTTCTATTATAGATTTAACTCAGGCATTATATCAAGCGCTTATAAAATATGGCTATACTAATTATGCAAATGATTTAATTGGAAATCAATCTTTAAGTTCAATGTATGGTATAGGAAAAGTTGTAAGTCTTGAACAAGTAGATGTAATTCAATCAAATCAAGAAATAACAAATGTTAATTTTACATATGATATTGCAAAATATAGATTACAATATAATACTTATGATAGCGATAATGTTATAGAAGATAATACTTTAGATAATTTCCAATTAGGATTACAATCAAATATTACAAATAATTCTACAATTTCTTCCGTTGGTCAATATATAAATGTAAGTTTTTATTTTTATATTGTTGGTGATTCTGAAACATTATCTTATGTTTCAAATAGTTCATTATATACAAATAAAAAATTCATTACTAATGATTTTATAAAAACAATTTCTGGATTTACAGCAAATCAATCAACTACATTGGCAGTAACTAATATTTCTCAACCAGCACAAAATGCAAGATATACGGCTAATTATAGCTATAATGCTCCAAAACAAAATGAAAGAATATCTTTGACATATAATTATAATTTAGCAATAATAAATGCTACATTAGCAATTGAAAACAAACGATTTACAAACCAAGATGTTTTAGCAAAAGCCGCACAAGAATTAGAAGTTGATATAAGTATTAACATAACTGTTTTGGCAACATATTTATCATCAGCAACAACAATTGTTCAGAGTGTATATAATGTTATTGTAAATAGTACATCTTTAACTTCATTAGGAGCTTCCTTAAATCAATCAACAATAATAGTAGCTGCAAAATCAGTAACAGGTGTTGATGATGCTATTATTACACATTTTAATTTGTCTGGTATTTTTGGAAATGTTGAAAGTATATCTGCAGCAAATAATCAATACATTGCACCTGGCGTAATTTCAGTAAATTTGGTTTCAAGTTAGGTAAAATAAATGAATAGTTTTAAAATAACAGGATATCAATTAATATCAAATACACAGTTAGTTCTAACATTCAGTACTAATGTTAGTTCTAATATAAATTCTAGTAATTTTTCTATATATGCAAAACAAGAGACTATAAATCAACCAAAAATAACTGAAGTTTATGTAAATGATAATACAGTTACTTTAACTATAATAACACTATATCCTTTAGTAAGTTATACTTTATCTGCATTTTCAACAGTTTCAAATAAATTTTTATCAGCTGATAATTCTTCAATAATACAAGCACCATCGAATATAATTGTTATTGGTGAAATTGAATATGAAAATAATATAATAAAACAAAATATGGTTGAATATTTATCTAATAATTTATATTCATATGATGAAGGTCTTATTAGTAAATATATAGAAGATAATAGTTTTATGTTAGCACAAGCTTTATTTTCAATAAATCAAATTGGAAATGAGGTTTATTTATCAAAGACAATTATCGATGAACAAAAAACAAGAGGTTCAGGAAATACAGATAGATTAAGTCAAGAATCAGCGTATGAAATTATAAGAGTATCTACAAATCCAATAACATCTAAATATAATTTTATTTTAAATATACAAAATTTCCAAACGCAATGGGTTAGTTTACAACAAAA